GCAGGTAGACGAAGAATGTGGTGGGCACAACAAAATAACTGGGATCAAGCAGTATCAGACCCCAAGAAAGAAGAGGATGAAGATGGTAGATTCGAGAGCGAAGGGAGCGAGAGGCGAGTACCTGGTGAGGGACATGCTGAGGGAAGCGACCGGACTGAAATTTGAGAGAGTGCCTGCCTCTGGCGCTCTTGAGTACCTGAAAGGGGACTTATATGTCCCCAATCAGAGAAATCATTACTGCATTGAAGTAAAAAACTATAAAGATTCACCGCTGAACGATAAGATATTTACAGCTAAAAAGACTAATAATCTTATACGTTGGTGGAAAAAGATTGTAATACAGGCAGAAGGCGGAGATCAAAAGCCAATGCTATTTTTTAAATACGATAGATCTAAGGTATTTGTAGCTACACAAGAAACACCAGAAACCACAGAAGATTATCTGTGGATTGCGTTTCTAGATTGTTATATACTACTAGCCGAGGATTTCTTAAAAGAAGACGTGGAGTGGATAGGTGGCTTTTAACTTTGAAGATAAAATAGGCGGAGACAGCGGTACAGCACTAGTAGTAGATGCTTTAAACCTTGCGTTCCGTTGGAAGCATCAAGGCAGAACAGATTTTCGACACGATTATGTAGCAGTAGTAAAATCATTAGCAAACTCTTATAATTGCGGTAATGTTATTATTACCGCAGATTGGGGCTCCTCTAGTTATAGAAAAGAGATTTTACCAGAATACAAGCAGAATCGAAAAGATAAGTATGCAACACAGACAGAAGAAGAGAAGCAAGCATTTATAGACTTTTTCGAAGAGTACGAAGAAACACTAGAGCTACTCGCTGAGGAATATCAAGTTCTTCGTTTCAAAGGTGTAGAGGCAGATGATCTTGCTGCCCACCTTGTCAAACGTAAGAAAGATTACGGACTAGAAGATGTATGGTTGATCTCTAGCGACCGAGATTGGGACTTGTTAATTCAAGACGGAGTAAGTAGATTTTCTTACGTTACTCGAAAAGAAGTAACTATAGACAACTGGAGTGAGCATTACAATGTTAGTCCAGAGGAGTATATCTCTTTTAAATGTCTAACAGGCGACAAAGGGGATAATGTTCCTGGCATTAATGGAATCGGCCCTAAGAGAGCCGAAGGTCTTATAAGAGACTATGGAGATGCCATGACTATCTATGATAATATTCCATTGAGTGGTAGTTATAAATATATACAAGAGTTGAATGCAAATGCAGAAGTTCTCTTGAAAAACTACGAGTTAATGGATTTAGTAACATATTGCGATGATGCAATTGGGATGGACAATGTGTCCGAGATTGAAGGGAGAATGATGAATGCAAATTGATTATAAAAGAGATAACTATCTATCAGAGTTTAGTAAGAAAACTCTTGAAGATCGTTATTTAGTAGAAGGGGAAACATCTCCCCAGGATGCGTTCGCTCGGGCAGCAAAAACATTTGCAGATGACGACGCACACGCACAAAGGTTATACGACTATGCTAGTAAATTATGGTTTATGTTCAGTACACCTGTACTTAGTAATGGTGGGACTAGTAGGGGCTTGCCTATTTCTTGCTTCCTTAACTATGTCGAAGACTCAAGAGAAGGAATCACAGGACATTATACCGAAAATGCTTTCCTTTCTTCTGTGGGTGGCGGCATTGGTGGTTGTTGGAATGATGTACGATCAGTAGGTAGTCGAACCTCTGCGGGGTCAGAGTCAACTGGAGTAATTCCTTTCTTGAAAGTGGTTGATGCAGAGATGCTAGCTTTCTCGCAAGGTGTAACAAGAAGAGGTAGTTATGCAGCATATTTGGAAATGTCTCACCCAGAAATTGAAGAGTTTCTGGACATTCGTAAACCTACAGGGGGTGACGTTAACCGCAAGTCTACTAACTTGCACCATGCTGTCACTGTTTCTGACGAGTTTATGGAATTAATCGAAGGAGCTACAAGAGAAGAGGGCTTTGACGATTCATGGGATCTAATAGATCCACATAGTGGTGAAGTTACTAAAACTGTTTCCGCTAAAACACTTTGGGTAAAATTAATTCAGAATCGTGTAGAGACTGGTGAACCTTACATTATGTTTAAAGATACAGTACAAGACGCTTTACCACAATTTCAGAAAGATGCAGGATTACAGGTACATCACTCTAATTTATGTTCTGAAATTACTCTTGCCACTGATGATGAGCGTACAGCAGTATGTTGTCTATCAAGTGTAAATCTGGAAGAGTATGACGAATGGAAGGATAATGAGCAGTTTATACCTGATCTAGTACGAATGTTAGATAACGTTCTTACACACTTTATTGAGAATGCTCCTGATGCGTTATATCGTGCTAAGCTGAGTGCAGAAAGAGAAAGAAGTATTGGTTTGGGGGCAATGGGTTTCCATGCGTACCTACAAAGACACAATATTCCTTTTGAGAGTGTGCTTGCGAAAGGTGCAAATAATAGAATGTTCACAAGAATTAAAGAGGAGGCAGTACGTGCCACAAGACAACTTGCAACAGAAAGAGGGGAGTGCCCTGATGGCAAAGGTTACGGAGTTAGGAATGCACATCTTCTTGCTGTGGCCCCTAACGCTAGTAGTTCTATCATTTGTGGTAATACTAGTCCTAGTATTGAGCCTTATAGGGCTAATGCTTTCACCCAAAAAACTAAAAGCGGCTCTAGTCTACTTAAAAACGAGTATTTACAACACGCTCTCCAAGAAATTGGCATGGATACTGAAGAAGTTTGGAAAAGCGTAATTACAAATGGTGGATCAGTTCAGCAGCTAGAGTTCTTAGATGACTACACAAAAGATGTATTTAAGACAGCTGTAGAGATAGATCAGAAGTGGATTATTGAAATGGCAGGAGATAGACAGCAGCAAATTTGTCAAAGTCAGTCTCTTAACGTATTCTTCCCTGCTGATGTATCAAAGCAAGAGTTGCATGCTATACACATGATGGCGTGGAAACAAAGAGTAAAAACTCTATATTATTTGCGTAGTGAAGCAATAAAGAGAGCTGAAACTGTATCAGATGAAGCATTAAGACAATATATGTTCGATAGTATCGACGAAGGCGCTTGTTTAGCGTGTGAGGGTTAAAATGAAAATACTAAAATTTAGTGCTGATTGGTGTAGGCCTTGCAAGATGTTACAAAAAACTCTTGATGAAATGGTTCTACCCTACCCAGTAGAAGGTGTGGATATAGATAAACAACCCGATTTAGCCGGTGAGTTTGGAATAAGAGGAGTACCAACTATGGTACTTATCACAAGTGAAGGTGTAGAGCAAGGACGTCTAGTAGGCGGTAAAAGCAAAGCTGATATAATGGAGTGGTTATCATGAGTAATTTATTAGAAGAAAGAGAATACTATAAACCTTTTAACTATCCGTGGGCGTTTGAGCATTATAAGTCTCAACAACATATGCACTGGCTACCAGATGAAGTAAATCTTGCAGATGATTTGAAAGATTTTCGTGAGAATCTTAGTGAAGGCAATAAGTCTCTACTAGCAAATATCTTTCGTTTCTTTACGCAAGCAGATGTTGACGTATGTTGTGGCTATGCTACACACTATTTGCCAACATTTAAGCAACCTGAAGTACGTATGATGCTATCTGCATTTGCAGCAATGGAAGCAGTACACCAGGAAGCATACTCATTACTACTAGAAACACTTGGTTTCGGTGATGATGAGTATCAGAAGTTTATGGAACACAAAGCTATGATGGATAAACATGAGCATCTTAGCAACTTTGGTATGAGTACTAAAATGGATATTGCAAAAACAATGGCTATTTACTCAGGCTTTACCGAAGGAGTGCAGTTGTTTAGTAGTTTTGCTATTCTGTTAAACTTCCCCCGACATAACTTGATGAAAGGTATGGGTCAGATTGTTACTTGGTCTGTGAGAGATGAAAGTCTTCACGTTGAAGGCATGAGTCAATTATTCCGTACATATATTCAAGAGAATCCAGAGTTATGGAACGACGATCTAAAGTATGAAATCTATTGTGCGGCAGAACGTTCTGTAGAGCTAGAAGATGCTTTCATTGACTTGTGTTTTGCGGGTGCAGATGTACCTGATCTTACACCAGAAGATGTAAAGTTATATATTCGATATATAGCAGATCGAAGATTACTAGGACTAGGACTGAAAAAGATTTTTGGTAGTGATAAAAATCCTTTAGACTGGCTAGACTATATGCTAAACGGCGTAGAACACGCTAACTTTTTTGAAAACAGAGCTACCGAATACTCAAAAGCGAGTACAACCGGAAACTGGCAAGATATATTTAAATAGGAAATAAAATGACAGAAACTAATAACGGTACTATAACTTATAATGGTACAGAATATCTTTTTGAAGATCTTAATGAACGAGCAAAATATATTGTTCAACAAGTCAACGAACTTAGAGTAGAAGAGCTAGATCTTCGTAATAAGTTAACAAGACTAGATGTAACAGTGCAGGCTTTTAGTGATCTTTTAGGAAAAGAGCTAGAATCCGAACAAGAAGAGGAAACCTCTTCTGAAGACTGATAAAAAAGGGGCTTGCGCCCCTTTTTTTATTTCTCCAATTTATCTATTCTTTCAGTAAGCTCTTCTATTGTATCCTGCTGGCTTTTTATTGCTTCTACCAACAAAGGTACGAGTTTAGCATAGTTTAAAGTTAAATAGTTTTCGCCAGTTTTTGATATCTGATTACCGTCTTCATCATAGTCAATATCAACAGGAGCTCTAGATACTATTTCTGGCATAATACTTTCTACTTGTTGAGCAGATAAACCTACTTGTACTTTATCATTTTTATACCCTAGAGATTTAGCTACAGAGTTCTCTGTGTAATAAAACCCTTCTAAAGATTTAACTTTTTCAATAGCGCCTTGAATAATACCTGTACGAGTTTTAAGTCTTTCATCGGAATAAAAAGCAGTTACATCACCTTGAGCCTTAATATCATCTTCAACATGAAGATCTTTGTTCTTTACTTGAACTGCATTACTAGTATTAATAATTCTATCTTGATTTTGGTAAACAAGTTTGTTAGCCGGTACATCGTCAGCCTGAGTAGCTTGACCTTCCTCTAGTTCGAATCCTGCACTTGTTGTAGGAACAGACCAAGTTAATACACAACTATCCACAGTAGGGAATACTAGCCAATCAGCGTCCATAGGACTTGGAGTACTCGTACTTAGTTGCACATCGTAGTACAGATCGTCGGAGGCGCCACTTACAGTCTCTGATGTAGCCGGGGCAGTAATTACAATATTTCCTGAAGAATCTACAAGTCCCGCATTAGTTCTTATACCTAAACGAACATGTCCACTTCCGTGTGTATGACCAAAATCAGAATCATAATAATCATCTAGATTAGAGATCCAGCTTGTATCTATCGCCCCCGATTTTTCTTCGACTACAGGGCAGAATTCCCATGCTGAAGGAGTATAGTTAACATTTGTAGCATTTCTCAGAGAAGTTTTAGTCAGTTTCATAGCAGTCGTAGTACCGCCCTGACCGCTTGCATAAATACCGCCAATATTTTTATCAATTACACGAATTCTACCTGAAGTACTATTACCATTTGAGAACCTACGATTAACTGTTACATATACAAACTCAGGTATTGCATCGTATGCTTGCTGCAAAACATCGACCTGGTTAGTAGTAATCTTACCGTTTGAGTAGCTAATATTACCATAACCGGCTGGGGTAGTAATTGTAAAGGCAAGCTTTGTAGAACCACTATGCTGAATACGCATATAAACTGTGCCTGTTCTATTCACCCCATGAGGTGTAATAATGTTATTACTACTAGTAAAAACTTCTACAGTTTCAGCATTTGTACCAGATGCAAGTTTAGCTCCAGTAACTCCCGTAATTGTAGTTGTACCGGGAGGTAGATCTGCAAACTCAAGTTTTATAAGCTCATTATCATAAAAACTAGTTTGTGAAGAATTCGGGCTACTTTTTCTATGAGTAGTTGTAGGAAAGTTAGAACTAGTCCCAGCTAATCCATAACTGTCTACCTTAAAGTTTGAAGTAGATAGTGTTTTATTGGTTGTAGGCCAACTTCCTGTCTCTAGGTTATTAGTTCCATGGCTGCCCCCTGAACCATTGGTTCCTTGAGTCCATCCACCTATCATATGGTAAATGTATCCTGAACCTCTATAACCTATAAGATTTTCGTACTGAGTATGTGAGGCATAACCATACCAAGAACCTGTATCAATTTTACAAGTTACAGTAACATCAGTATTTTCTGTTATTGTAACTTTCTCCCACTCTCTATAGTCACTAGTATCCGCATAACCGCCTGTATGAGCAGGAGTATTGCCGTGCCCAGTACCAGTAATAAAAGGTTTAGAAAATTGATGTACTTTTTCGCCAAGATATGCCGCCACCTGTGAAAGTGCAGAAACACCAAACCCTTGTTGAGAGTCAAAGTAAAGTTCTCCAGCTTCTGTGTAAAGTTTTAAGTCTCTAGCAACTACACTACCATTTTTTTGCACAGAGAAAGGTGCAGAATCTGGTATAGAACTACCTGCATATATTCTGAACGTATCATCCTCTCCATCAAGTGCAGCATACGTGTCATCTATTATTAGATTATTCTCATCAACCTGATAAGCCTCTATAGTGGTATTTGATCTTAGCGCAGAGCCTGCAACACTTCCAGATACAAGGGCATTACCTTGTATAACTAAATCATCTCCGTCGAAAGATAGTTGGTCTGATAAGCTAAAGTTACCAGAACTATCAGCATAGAATCCTGTATTTGAGTTTGCAAAGTTACCGGCACCTGCATAAATACTATCAGTAGTAACACTGATTCCACCTACGCTGCCTCGTACTTTATCCAAAGAATTAGGAGTAACTCTAGCATATTCAACTACTAACCCCTCTGTTCCCATTCCTGTCCAATTAAGTAAAACTAAAGAACCCCATTTAGCAGTAGTAGTTGGAGTATATTCATAAGTATAATCTACAAAACTAGTAGTGATAGATGCATTCTCTCTTAAGGTATATAATTGCCTAGTAGGACTTTGTACACCATCAACTTGAGAAATACCAGAGAATGCTGAAATATGAGTTTTATCTGTTGACAAATCACCATCGTACTCTTGCATTCTTATATAAAAACCAGTGCTTTTATTAGAAGACCCTGTTACCTTCGCTCTTACAGTAATTGTATAACTAACACCTGTATCTAATCTCATAGCAGGCCAACCCATGCCTATTGAACTATCTGAGCTATGTTTTAAGACAACGTTATTACTGTTATACTCATCTTCGTACTTAATGTTTGACTGATATTGGTTACCATATAGGGCTTTAATTCCTTCAGGTCTGCCATATATATTTCTAAGCTTAAAATCTGGGTTATGGTTTATAGTACTTGTATTCACTGCAAAATAGTCATCTGCATCTATTTCTGTGACAGTGTACTCTGCAATATCTACAACTGAGCTATTGCTACCAGCACGAGTTACAAGAGCACCTACTCTAAACTCTACAGGATTTCTATCTCTTCCATTTGAGTCAGTTCCGCTAGAGAATGTATAGGTGTCATCTCCTCCCATTATTATTTCATACTTTTTCCAGTCTGAAGCAAAGTCAGCATTTGCTACTTTCCAATAACTATAGTTTCCAACTCCACCGTCCCATCCGATACTATTGTGTATAGGCGTGGTAGCAGCGCTTGTACCTTGTCCTGTCGGAATATCTCCGTTATTAATTCTTTGACCCGCTGCATTCCGGAAATCAACGAGAAGGTAATTGTTTCTATCTCCAGACTGTTTTGCCCAAACAGTAATTTTATATAGCTTACCTTCCGTTATCGGCATCAGCTCACTGAAGAATTGTTCATTGTTATCATCATTATCCGTAGATCTAAAGTGAGTACTGCGTCCTGTTGGCAAACCTGTAGCATTTGTGACAATGGTGTTGGTAGAGTATACACTACCCAGAGCCGTAGTACTTGGATTATCAAACCAACTACTTTTCTCAAAGTAAGGATCTTTGTTATGAGTTCCTCCAGGGCCTACATTGTCATTAAGAACGTCATCAGGAAGGTTAGCAGTACCAATAGTAATGCCGGAAGCTAAACTCAAAGACTGAGCAGTAATATTACCGTTAACTGTTAGTGTATCAGCACTCTCGTCAAATTTTAGTTTGTTACTTAGACTAAAGTCTCCATCGTTCTTTAGATAGAAGCCAGTATCGCTAGTGAAGAAATTACCAGCACCTGCATAAAGTTTTTCACTATCAATCTTAATGCCGCCTACAGTACCTGATTGAAGATTAGCACCTTCTTGCAGAGCATTTGCACCTCTCTCACCAATTGCTACCCAATTTACTTCAAAAGTATCCGCTGCAGTGTTACCTAAATCTAATCTTATTTGATTAACTGTATTAGAGCCTGTCCAAGTAGAGCCACTGCTCTGATTTGACATATCCCATTCGACTACCATCCAATCACTGCTTGTAGTTCCGCCTGTAGGGTCACTAATTAAGTGTTTGTTAGATTCCTCGTGGCTATGACCACCATTAGTTTGGTAATAAAGTGCACCATGCCAGCCAGTTCCTGCAGTACGACGCAGACTTACAAGAACTTTTGTATTAAGATTACCATCTAGGTTCAAGCCGTCTGGAGAAAACAAAACTGGATCAGTATCTGTAGCATCAATTACTATATATCCGCCAGTATTATGAGTAAAGTTAGAATCTCCGTCGGATGTCCATCCTTGTTTACCGCTTTCAAAGTTCCAACCGATTTTTGAAGCAAATCTGTCCTCGTCACGAACACCAATATTAACACTATCCGCAATACTACCGCTAGTTGCAGAGACCGCCCCACTAATAGTTGCACCTGTAGCTGTTAAAACACCTGCACTTGTTACTTGAAACTCGTTATTATTTCCGATTGCTAAAGAACCCCCTGTAATACTTCCAAGATCAGAGCTAATTGCAGACAAAGTCGTTGTTCTTATATTATCCGCCTGTATGTCTAAAGGAGTTATTTTCTCTACAGTAACATCTTTAAAATATGCATGAGACTCTGTGCCGCTATTAAAATAGTTCAAAAATCTAACAGCGCCATAGAGCGATGTTGAAGGGAACTGAGCATAAGGTACACCATGAGAATAATTAATTTCATTATAGTGATCAGGAACAGAATCTATATCTACATTACTACCAAACGCATAAAATACCATTTTCTTATAGCTAGTAGGTACGCCGCCATCTGAAGCACTCCAAAAATATTGATTGTAAGTGCTACTTTCCGCAGCCCTACTAGGACCCCAACGAAGCATGACCTCAGATGACGCGCTATCAGCATTGTGAGATACCGTACTACCCGCGAAAGAGGTGGTGCTTGAGCGAGTTCCTACATATATTGCGCCATCTGCAATATTTTTCTTCAGCTTTAACTCTATCCTATAAATCGCATTATGGTCAATTTCCCAAGAATCGCAGTAAGTAGCCGTGTTCCCTGTACTAGACATACGCAGAGCGTTTTCCGTATCCGAATAAGATCTATTCGTACAACCTGTAGGAAGATCATCGGCAAGAGCATCAGTACCAAACTCGTTTATACCTCCCCATCTATTAATATTACCCGCTAAGGTTGGAGGGTTTACAACCTCTAATGTATGAGGAGTTATCTCAGAGGCTTTAAGACCTCCAGCAATGCTAACATCTCCATCAATTGTTAGTTGAGATTCACTGGCGTCAAATTTTAATTTATTCTTTAGACTAAAGTCTCCGTCGTTCTTTAAATAAAACCCGGTGTTTGCATTATTGAAAGTACCAGTACCTGCATATATTTTTTCATTATCAATCTTAATACCGCCGATAGTACCAGACTGAACAACATCTCCAGGGAAGGCTGCTTGCTCTAACGGTATTGGGTGTCCAAATAGACCGCCTTTTAAAATTAGATCGCTAGTAGATGTTTCCATGTACCCGAGTGCAACATAGTCATCTGTGGGAGTAAAGGTGTGCACTGAAGCTGCATTATTTTTATCGTAATACCACTGAGTACCAATTTTCCACGCAAATGCAATATCCATTGCTACACCATTAACAGAAAAGTCATTACCTTTTGCAGTATCAAAAATTATAAAACCTTTTCTATTTGCTTGGTGAGTAAGCAGGCTCAAGCCATTTGTAGAGACATCAGTGTATTGTATTCTTTCAACGGTAATTTTATTTCCTTCCCATTGAATAAACCCATCAGTACCTGGGGCAGGATTACCATTTTTATCTACTCCACATATAAGAGCTTCACCAGGTGCATTGATTAAAGTACTGGTATCGCTAGCTGGATTATTAGTAAGTGACTTGTTTGGAATAAAGGCTAGACCAGCATTTACTTGAGAAGCACTAGTTGCCAGATCACCTTCAGCACCTGTAGCAAAGTCGCCTGTGTTACTAGTAGCCGCACTACCTAAACCACTTACATCCGTATTAGATATATTAAGACTAGACGCTGTAACATTCTCGTTAAGAGCTGAGTCAGGTAGATTACCCGTACCAATAGTAATACTGTTAGCCAGAGTTAAACTGTCCGCAGTAATGTCACCTCTTATAGTTAGATCACTACCGTCCCATGTTAAAGAGTTTTCATTTGCTGTAGAGTTACCGATGCTAAACTTGTAATTATCCGTATCATAGCCCAAGAAGAAACCTGTTCCGTTATTATAAGCAGTTTGGCCGCCTTTAACAGAACCACCGCCATTAATAGTAACACCCCCTCCTGTAATAGAGACACCTGCAGTAAGAGTAGGCTCTGTTTGATCAGAATCTGGATCGTTTACAAAAGGTATCAGACTTCTTAAAGTTTGAAAACCAGACCCTGAATCAATGCTGGTCTTGTGCCCTATTGCAACAACGTGGTCAGTGGACAAAGGAGTAAATGCTTCCCTCTCGTTAGAATTATTTACAGCGTACCACTGTTCGTTTGCAGGATCAAAAATTGCTACAAATAGACCTGCTCCAATATTTGAGCCGCTAATAGTTTGGAATCGTCCTATAGGGTTCCCACCCACTACTACTCTGTATGTAACGGTACCGGTATTTCCACTAATTATGTAAAAATTATTTCCAGGAAATTCAGGATATGTTCCACCCTCGAAGGGGGTTGCCAAAGTAGCTTCTGTAGCCACCTCTCTAACATCATTGTCGCCAAATTTATAAACACCTGCGGAAACTTTTATTTCTCCGGGATCATGGTCCGTAGTATCGTCTATATCAGCATTAGGAGTCAGGGTTATGTTTGTACTTCCGTCTGCTGAAGTTATTGTTTTCAAGGCTTTTTCTGCGCTTGTAGTGTGAACAACCGTATTTCCAGCAATTAATTGTTCAATGCTAGGAGTATTTGTTCTCATTTTTTCGACACGAGGATGTGCCCATCGAGCAACAGTACCGTCGTCTGTATCGTTTGCATAATATTGATAAGTTCTAACGCTGAATTTTGTAGCATTAGAGTTAAACATTAAGTCGTCCCAAGACTGCTTCTTAAAGCCTGTAGAAACTTGATACAAACCGCTAAGACCAGAATTCTTGTCATCATCGTTATTCATCTGGAAGTAGCCTACTGCAAGATACCACTCTCCTTGAGTTGGCAAATCTCCAGCGAAAAAATACTGATTAGTATCAGTAGGCTCACTACCATCATATTTAGGAAGCGCTATATTATTGCCTGAAGCATCCCAGTTCCAACCACCAACGTACATTGAACCATCAGCATCTTCTTGACGTATAAAAAGAGAGAATCTGAAAACAGCATCATCATCCGAACCTATTGTAAAAGAAGTTGTATTATAGAAACCACCATCACCGTCATCGCCATCGTCCGCCGGAGTCTGAGAAGGCTCATTAATATCCTCATTAATGGATTTCCAAACTCTTGTCTTTACTCCATGAGGGCCTTGTTCAAATACAATTTCATTTTCATTCGCTCCTCCATTATTTCCCCAAATACCTCGGTTTCCGGAGACCACTCCCAAAGTCCATTCATCATCGTGAGCACCTGGTAATACTTGATTAGCTGTAGGCAGTTGAAGACCTTTTGTAGTTTCTTTATAAGAATCTCCAACAGGCAAGTCGTTAATACTACCTGTTAAATTACCGTCAGGTTGTAAAGCAGAATCAGCTGTATCACCCTGAGTAGCGCTAGCAAAGTCATCGCTGTCACTAGTAGCTGCAGTACCTAGTCCTAGACTGGTTGTTGTAACATTTGAGTTGAGAGCACCCGCAGGTAGATTACCGCTATCTATAGTGCCGGTTAGATCACTAGCGGAACCACTAGTTGCTATATCTGATAGACCATCTACATTTGCATTTGGAATAGTACCGCTTACAGTAGCAGACCCTCCAATAGTTAATGAGGTTGCAGTAATCGCACCAGAAATAGTTGCATCTGTAGCTGTTAATGAACCATCGTTAGTTACTCTAAACGGAGCAGAGCCAGGAGTTGTATCACCAGCATAAATTCTTACTGCACTATCACCACTTCCGCTACCGTCTAGACCTACTTGTTCACTGCCAGAAGGGCCAACTTTGATATTTGTGGTACTTAGAATCTTCTCACCAGTAATCGCATCAGCAGAAATATCTGCAGCAATAAGCTGACCTACACGAATTGTTTCCTGTGATCGCAAGTTTGAGTCATAGCCAAGTACGAAATACTCATCATCATCGTTTCCATCGGTTCCATCATGAGGAGTGTTTACTCGAAGTGCAAATCTTCCTGTTCCTATAAATCTCCAAGGTTTATCAGCATCTGCTTGCCCAATAAAGTTTGAACTATCAACACCATGAGCATCGCTGTCTCCCTCACTATGTGAAGCAAAAGATGATCTGCTCGCAGTGGTGAAATCATGAGTTTTATAGAGAGTCCATGTACTGCCTGTCCAATAATAAGCACTAATAACTGAAGGCTCAATAGTTGCAATTTGATAGCTTCTTAGACCATGATCGATTACATAGGTATCTCCACACATTTTCCAAGGAATACCCTGAACACCGTCACTACCGTCTCCGTCACCTTGATCAGTGTGTGCAAACAGCAAATCACCAGTGGATTTAGAATATCTCCAATCAGAGGAGCCTGTATTATCATTTACTATTGTACCTGTGTTTGAAGGGCTATACTTAATTTGATTACCTTCATCATAAGATAAAACTTCTCGTGATACTTCTTTGAGAAGTTTCACGTCTCTAAGATCTCCACCAAACCAGGTATTACTTGTTGATGCTGCCGAAGATATTAATACAGGAGTATCTGCTTGGAACCATTGAAATCCGTTTACAGTGTTAGAAGATCTCTCAATAGTAAGTTCCGCTACCGATCCTTGAATAAGAGCTTTGGTCTTCCAGCCATTCGGGTTTGATGAAGCATCGTAAGCATTATTGTCTGACCAGTCAATTAAACTATCGTTGTTTGCATCTTCTGGCTCTATAGAATCAAAATTAAAGTACTTAATTTGACCATCTGCATAAGGTGAATATATACCAAAATGTAAATATGTATAATCAGGTCTGTTACCTGTTGCAAAGAACTGTCCAGTAGCTGCAAAAGTTGGAAGTGGTGCACCATTTTGACGTAACGACACAGGTTTTGTACTATGAATAATATCGCCATTATCAAGATCCGCCGCCGCAATAGTGCTTGAAGCACCTTTATTAACTGTATCTACTAATATACCGTTTAGATAGACTCGTGTATTATCTTCAAGCGCTGCATAGAATACTGGATCTCCTCCAAAGATTACGACACGAGGAGAGAGTGTAGCTTGAGATTGAAGTTTTGTTCCAACCGTAATTTCTGGAACAGGCTTACCTTCTATAGTAGAAAACCCATCTGCTTCAATAGTGCCGTCTACAGTCAGTGTACTTGCACTAATATCAAACTTAAACTTATCTGATAAGCTAAAGTCACCAGTGTTGTCTAGATAAAATCCTGTGTTGCTATTTGCGAAATCTCCATCTCCAGTATATATCTTACTGTCTGCGATTGTGATTCCACCAAATGAACCGCTTGTAGCAGTTACAGCACCATTTATAGATAGAGCAGATCCGTCAAAAGTAAGTTTATTACCTAGTCCAAAGTTACCACTATTATCTGCATAGAACTTAGCATCTGCATTTCCATGAGTAGTGCTTGAACCGATAGTTACTTTATCAGAAGCTAATGTCAAGCTACCAATAGTACCGCTTGTCGCAGTTACCGCACCTCCGTCTGTTACTTTAAATAAAGCATCAGAAGGAGTAGAGTTGCCTGCATAGATACGAATTGTATTAGTATCTCCAGAAGTACCATCTAAACCTACATTTCCTGCAGTAAATTTCGCAGTAGTAGATACATTTCCTGTAAATGTACCTGAAGAAGCATTTACTGCACCGGTAAAGGTACCGCTTGTCGCAGTTATAGCACCACTAACAGAAAGATTTGTTCCATCAAAAGATAGCTTATCTGTTAGGCTAAATTTACCGTCATTATCTAAGTAGAATCCTGTATTTGAATTATTATGTGTGCCAGCCCCTAGAAAGAGTTTTTTATCAGTAAGTGTTACACCGGCAAGTTCTGTGATTGCCGCATTAGTAGTATCATTATTGTCGAACTCTTCAACAATATATTGACAAATTTCTACAGTTGTTTCTTCACCTGTAACGCCGGCTCCAGCGTCTCGTGTCAACAACCCTCCCACAGAGAACTTGACTGCGCCATCTGGAGAAGTTACCGAAGAAACATTATTTCCAAACTCTACCTCATACTTTGTCCAGTCGCTTCCAAATACACTACCGTTTACTCCATAGTAATGGTAGGTTCCAATATTTAGCCAGCCTGTAGACCCATCATTTGTCGCAGTAGGGTTAGAGCTATTATTAATTTTTTGGTTACTACTATCTCGGAAATCTACAAGTAAATAACTTTTTCTGTTTCCTGCAGTCTGTCTTGCCCAGACAGTTATTTTATAAGTTTTTGTACTATCTATTGTAAAGTATTGGCTATTTACAAAATTGTCAGAGTCATCATCATTGTCCACAACTTGAAGATAAGTCGACTTTCCTGTAGGAAGATTTGAGCCATCTGTTTTATATGTAGTATCAGCATCGCTGTCTACACCTACACTATTTTGACCACCGTCGTGAAGATCAGAGTCGTTAAACCAGTAATCCGTGCCTCCCGCATGAGCAAAGAAAGGGTCTGAGTTAAGTCTTTTTACTATACCCAGTTTTGTGGGCTCTGAAGATAGGTTTGTTTGACCGATCGTAAGGCCTTCTACTAAACCTAGAGAGTTTGCCGTAATATCACCGGTTATAGCTAGATCTGAGCCGTCCCAAGTTAGCTTATCGCCATCAACATCACCAATACTAAACTTATACGCATCCGTGTCATAACCTAAGAAGAATCCGTCTGAGCCTGTATCGAAACCACTTTGTCCGCCTTTAATAAAGCCACCAGAGCTCATTGTAATACCGCCAGATTCGATGGTTATACCAGCATTTATATCATCAGTAGTGTTATCAGGAAGAACGAACGTGCCGTTACGTTGTGTTTGTACAAGAGTATCAATCCCAGTACCGGTGTCCGTAGTTGATTTAGTACCAACCGCTATACAATAATCCGTAGAAGCGGGGGTAAAAGTAATAGAAGCATTATTATTATTTACTGCTTTCCAATTTGAATTTTCATATTTTGCTATAAAGAAACCCTGTATGTTTGCAGAATTATTTATAGTAGCATTATCACTTCCGCCATGGAATCTTCCGTTATTAGTCGCATCGCCATCCGTATTATTGCCCCAAGCTTGTCCTTCACCAGAGATTACATAAAACGTATTTCCAGGAGGAGTAGTACTATTCTCGTAAGAACTTAATATACGAATATCTGAAGCAACTGTTCTCTTTAAATCTCTTGCTAGTCTAAAGTATCCTGACTGCATTCTTATTTCGCCAACATTCGTACTTCCATTTGAATCTTGGTTTTTAGTAAGTACAACAGTTGTTTCACCATCTGGAACATTCATGCCAGAGGGTACAGTTGACGTTGTAGGTTGGGAGATTGTTATAGATTCAGCATTAACATTACCTGTAAAGGTACCGCTACTAGCATTTACAGTACCTGTAAAGGTACCGCTAGTTGCTGTGATAGCACCAGAGATAGTTGCTCCTGTAGCTGTTAGAGCTCCTGCGCTTGTTACTGCAAATTCATTATTCTCTCCGATTGTTAAAGAACCACCTGTAATAGTACCCAGATCTGCACTAATTAGAGATAGGTTTCCTACTGAGAGATTGTCAGCGGAGAGTGTGCCTGTTACTGTAGCGTTTTCACTTATGCTAAGATTTTCAGCAGTAATATCACCACTTACAGTTAGATCTGTACCGTCAAAAGAAAGTTTATCTTGTATACTAAAATTGCCTGAGTTGTCTAAGTAAAACCCAGTATCGTCATCATTATGATTACCTTCTCCTTGATAAAGTTTTTGAGCCTCAATTGTTATACCGCCTACAGTACCGGATTGAAGATCTGCACCATCTCTTAAAGACGCAGACCCTATATTACCAACGGCAACCCAATCAATTAAAAAAGTATCTGCTACTGTAAGACCAAAGTCTAATCGTATTCTTTTAATAATATTATCAGTCCAGTCATCATCTCCGTGAGTTAGGTCTTCCATATCCCACTGAGCAACAACCCAAGTTCCAGTGCTACCGTTTGTAGGATCACTAATATCTTTTCTATAATCACCGCTGAAACTGTGACCTGTATAATTACCTACGCTATCAGTAGAGTAGAATAGTTTCCCGTCCCAACCAGTGCCTCCGGTTCTTTTGATTCTAGCCATCACTACTGTGTTTAGCTCACCTTCAAGATTTAGGTTATCAGGTGATTGAAACTGTGGATCACTTGAACTAGGGGTTAAAAGTAAGTATCCTCCGCTTTGAGATTGGACTGCTAAATTACTTGCAGGAGACCAACCCTGTGCTCCTGTATCAAATCCCCAAGTTCTTTGTGCGGCAAATTGATTAGCTGGGATATTATCAGCTTTTGTAAGACTGTCTACAACTCCGCTAGATAAGTTACCTGTACCGATAGAGATACCGCTAGCAAGTGTTAAACTATCTGCTTCAATATCACCTTTGACAGTAAGCTTACCCTCTCCTTCGGCGTCTCCGCCATCTGCGTCAAAGTTAAGTTTATCTTGAAGACTAAAGTTTCCTCCATTATCTAAATAGAATCCAGTACCCGAATCATTAAAAGTGCCCGCACCTTGATAAAGCTTATTTGAATTAATTGTAATTCCACCAATATTACCTTGAGGGCTTCTACTTACACGGAATCCGTTAAAATAAGCTGCACCCGAAGTTCCATTGTCTCCGGATTCCCAATCAATTTCTGCAAAAGGATTTATAGCTGTTATTGAATCGTTCGGTAGATCTACAGTACCTGTTAAATGTTTCCATCCTGCTGTGCCGTGTGCTAAGGTTGCTGCTTTAACATATATGCCAGTTGCAGAACCAGAGGTATACTTATGATACCCAATGCTAACATCTTGGTTTGCAAATTCTGTATTTACCCAGACACTGAAATACATTGTTTCTCCCGGAAGAACCGGAATAATATTACCCACTTCGAAAGCTCTAGCTACCGAAGTATCTGTTAGTTTTAGAGCATATTCATACCCATTAGGGAAATTTACACTATTACTTTCTTCAGAGAGTTCTACAACACTCGTGGTAGTGCTTGTCCAATCTCCTTGAGATTCATTGAATTCTGTAAAAACAGGAGTAACAATTAAGTTATCTGTATTACTTTGCATTTCTTTGGCTTGCTCGAGAGCTGTTGCGCCTGCCGCTGCTCCAGATACAATAGCAGATGGTAAGTTGGATGCTCCAATAGTAATACTCTCATCAAGTGTCAAAGTGCTAGCATCTAGATTTCCTCGGAAAGTACCAGAGCTTGCTTCCATACTACCATCTGATTGAATTTTAAATCCATTTCCTTGTGTGCCCGTACTAAAGTTACTAGATTCGATAGAATTATGAGTAATTTTAATCCCTGCAATAGTACCTGAATTAATTTCATCAGAAGGCATAGAGGCTAGATCAATATCTACAGGGGTTGCAAATAGTCCTCCTTTAAGGATACTATCTGCAGAAGCGGTTTTTGTTTGTAAGTATCCGATTGCTAATATACGTGCCGGAGTACTTGTAGTACCAGCTTCTGTACCCATCAAAGTTCCAGGAGCCCACTCTACAACACCTGCTACTGTATTTCCATTATTATCATAGTACCACTGATCTCCTTGTTTATATACAAAGGCAACGCTTGTTTTTCCGTAAGTACTTCCAAGATCAAAAGGTTTTGACTTATTTACATCAAAAGCGATAAAGCCTTTTTTGCCCGCAACATCTGTTAAGATAGTAGTATTTTGATAGCTATCATGAGGAACAGTAACTCTGTCTCCGTTCCATTCAATAAATCCATCTACATCATTTCTTGCATTACCATCGCCATCAACAGCAACTAAGGAAGCTTCTCCCGCATTTGCTGAACCTGCTGCATTCTGATTTAATAAAAGAGCTAAACCTGTTGTAGATTGTGAAGCACTTACTGCTAGATCTAACTGCGTTGTTACTGTACTATCTAAATTAGTGCGCCCAATTTCAATACTACTGTCAAGAGTCATACTTGTAGCATCAATGTTTCCTGTTACACTTAATTCTTCACCATCCCAAATTAAATTATTTGTCTGGTCGCCTACACCGAAAGTATAAGCTCCTTGAGCAACTCCATTTTCGTCTTCCATAGCATCTGCATTATAGCCTAAGAAGAAGCCTGATTCTCCTGCACTATTTACTTGCTCTGAGATTCTGCCATTGGATTTAATATGTCCGTTTTCGTCAAGCACAAAACCACCACCAGCACCATCAATAGTAACTCCATCATTGACCTGACTAGTAGTATTATCTGCACCTGCTTCATTAGGCATTAGACTCTGAATAGTAGGAGTTCCTGTACCTGTATATTTTACGTTCTCCGCATTCAAAGGAGTCATGTCTGCTTCAATAACTTGTGTAAAGTCTGAGTACATTCTTGAAGGTTCTGAAGCATTTACTTTTGTACCTGTTACTATATAACGCAAGTAGTAGTAGAAATTAAATCCGTCGTCTTCTTGTCCATGACTGTCCAAAAATTCTGTACCATGAGATGCGCCCAGTTTGGTTGCATTTGCAAGAACGTTATTTGTTTCAGATGAATGTCTCCACACCTCTACCGCATAGGTAGAAGGGTCATATGTATCAGCATGGGACCACTTAATTATCATTTGCTGAGGCAAAGAAGTAACAATATTAGGTAGATCTAATACTGTTTGGCCCTCGTTGTTAGTTGTTGTGGCTAAAACGGGTGGAGCTCCTACACGAGCAGGTAATCTTCCACTACTATCATTTGTAGCTATGAGTTCAGTACCTCTGTCTAGCCCTTTTAATATATAAGTAGAAGAATCGTGTTCTTGGGCTGCTATCGTTACAAGACCGTCTGATTTTAGACTCAATGAGGTAATTCTAAAAGTTTTATTTGTCAAGCCGAATTCAGGGTGTGTTAGTTGTATAAAATCACCTGCTTTTAACAAAATAGCAGAAGGCTTGGTGGTAAAGGATACAGTAAGACCTGCTCTTGATCTATCCAATTCTTGTTTGATATTAATTCTTGCATTATAGTAATTTATAATACCAGGGTACGCAATATTTGCACTTTTCGGTATACCCCTATCTTGCTCTATGTAATTGGAGTCGAAGAAAGTAATATCTGTATTGTTAAACTTCTGGGCGGGATCAGATACTCTTGTAGTTACAGTATTAAAGGTATCTTTTACTGCCTTACCTTCTATCTTTAATTCTCCAATAATATCATCTTTATGAATCTGAGCAGGTGTATAAGTATCATTATCAACAACTATAGTATCTAGAGTATCCGGAACTGCTTTTTTAACAGACAAAGAATATTTGCCGTTAGTATAAGTTAACAGACCATTAAACTGCTTAAGCATTAAGTTAACAGTTTCAAACAGAGATTCAGATGTATCAATATTCATTGAACACTGGTGACGTGTTACATTATATTGATTTGCGTCATTCCAACCTTGTAGTGCCCAGTAGTCAATATCATCACAATCATATAGAGAATATCCTGGAGCACTAAAATCTGTACCATTCCAAGATCTTATAACTGGATTAGCGATTGGGCCTTGTGCTTTATGTGTGGAATCATCTTCTACATAAGGATATAAAATACTTAAAGAACCAGATCCAGTTATTTTTGATAAAGAGGCTGATGTAAGATTTCCGCTTTCATCTTCAGCTTCATGCCAAATTTCTGTAGAGTTGCTTTGTAGGTCATCGTGAGAATCACTGTCAGTATCATCAAAAGAACCTCCTACAGCAAATGCCGAGTTAACTCTGTAAATAGCGTGACCATCATATACTAAATCGCCTACAACATAAGAGGCATAAGGCTTCCATCTTCTTACAAATTTACCTGTACAGTCTTCAAAGTCAATTTGAGTATAACTAGATCCTTCAAACTGTATAGGTGTTAATCTTTTAACCTTACCCGTAAATGTTACATTATTAGAGTATTCTCTTTTCCATAGAGAACCTATACCAATACTAGAAGGAGTGCGGGTACCTGTTACAACTATAGAAATTTCCGATCTTTCGTCACAGTCTCTAGCAGCTTGTAAGAAAGAATCTAAATCAATATCTGTATCTAAATCTAGACCTTTACCATATCTTTTACTTGTCAAAAAGTCTAGTAATTGAATTGAAGGGTTTAAAGAAACTCTTAAATCGTTAAGAATATCATCTTCATATGCTGCAACTGTTGAAGTATTCTCTACCCGTTTAGCACTTTCATTTAGCTGAATAACTTTATTCGAGCTAGAAGTGGTTATCACTTTCTCTACTCTTATCACTCTATCAGGCTTGTCTGCTATATTTAGGCTTAATACTTGCTCTGCTTCAATCTCTGAAACATTTTGGCTACCTGCTGATACAAAGTTTGTGAAGTATGCGGCACCTCCATGCTTTTTAATTTTCTTAAAGGTTTCCGCAGAGGGCCAGTAGTCTACTATTATTTTATGCGTATAAGTTCCTCCCGATAAGGTACGGGTACCAGACTTACACATAATAGTAGTATTAAAATTACTGTTAGAATTTGGTTTTTTAAATGTAATAGGATAGTACTGAGTACTATTAGAAGCCATTTCATCACCTACTGCGGCATTTGAACTACTTGCCGAATAGGTTACTGTAAAGCTATTTTCACTATCTCCGCCAATATAGCTTTTCCCGGATCTACGTCTTGCAGTATTTTTGAAGTTAGACGTAGTCATAGAAGGAACAGGGGTTAAAGTAATTGTACTACTTGCCCCTCTTTTTACAGAGTTTCTATAGGTGCTACAATAAACTTTTTCAGTTGCTCCAGATTTCTTAAAGTAAACCTCTTTTTCTTCACCTATATCGGCAAGAAGTCTAGACGTATCATGAACTAAGAAACGTTTTTGTGTGCCAACACCTGATTGACTAGATGATCTTACTTGCTGGGCTTTTACTTTATCTATATCAAAAATTTCTGCAATTCTGTATACGCCACTGTTGAGTTTATTGTCATTAAGGTCATACACATCAACAGCATCGTATCTCTTCCAAGTAGAGATCTCAGACTCTCCCTCATAAGGGGATAAACTACCGTCATAGTTGAAACAGTTAATAAACTTACCCTTTACAACATACTCTATCTCAGGTAAAGAAGAGGCATTTGCTGCCAAAGTTGTTCGAGATACTACATAGGCGGTATCCAGGGCTCTATGAGAGGTTGTCCAGTAGTACGGACTATAGTTACCTTCTGCGCCTCTATAGAAGTCATTTTGAATTTTAAAACCACCTTCGGCAGAAATAGTCGCTAATCGATCTGAACCGCGTTGATCAGAGGTACCAGTAAATACGTCAAAAATAATTTCATTTGGTTTAAGAAGTCGTATACTTTGATTAGCTCCTACACCTCTAAAAGCAGAGGACGTTAATACAGTAGGGTTATCAGGTTCGTTTACAGGCGTATCAACCCCCCCAAAAAATCTATGTCTTCCTAAACCTTTTGTATCTAGCTTTGCCGATCTATTGACTAATTCTGCATCTTCTTCAGGAGTACTTAAAATATCATAACGGTCAGCATCTGAGAAACTAATAGTAGTATAACCATTAAGTATTTTACCCGCTTTAGCATTACCATAGCAAGTAGGTAGTTCGTCTCCCGCTTCTGTGTCTTCTTCAGGCTGTCTTCTACCATAATCTACATTATCCGTACATAGTACTGTATCCCCTTGAATATGGATATCATAAATACCTGCAATTGGGCCCTCACAAAGCGCTTGAGCCTGGTATATATAAGTATTCTCATCAATATCTGTAGTAGTGGAATCATCTTTACCTGTATCAATGAAAAAGGTATTTCCCTTAACTTTAGACATGCCATAGACTACAGGTATGAATTTTGCAGCAAGGTTAAAGTTTAGTTCTACAGGAACAGGTACATCTGCCCAATATGTTACTGTCTTTTTACCCCCAGTAATTTTCTTTGCCCACTTACCCCACTTTTTAGTGGTTCTCTGCTCTTGGCGAATATAAGTCGCCATAGCATTCAGAGACTTCTCAGCATGTTCAAATGCATAGTCATCTTCATATAAAGGGTTAGGTAGATGCTCTACTACAGACCTACCTGAACTATCTAAAGCTCTGTGAGAAGCATCCGAAGTTTGTCTGCCGTTTATTCTTACAAAGTCACCCCAGTGATCTGTAATAGACCAAGTGACGGTACTTCCGGAAGTAGCATTCTCTACTAAATTAGCATTTGCGATATTCCCTTTAAATAGTATAAAAGGATTACTTATTGGTTCACCATCATTATCGTATAGTTCTTTATCTGCGTTACCAATATAAGCACCAGTCTGAGGATCTAGATAAGCTCTATAAACTGTTATCTCTCTGTGAATATAAGTTGCATAACCATCGGAAGTTCTATCTATAAGTAATGAATTAAGTTGTGGATTATCTGTAGAAACTTTATAGTTTTTTGTCTCTGTAGATAAAGTTCCTGATACAACTGTTCCTTGGGCACGATCTTCTTTACCTTCTGCACTTTCAGATATACTATCAATTCTAAACTCTAAATCCGAATTGCCATGTCCCGTCCCGGAGCCAGGAGTAAATGTAATAACATCTCCTTCCTTAAAGCCCAAAACAGACCAGTTATCTGGAATTTGAATATAGCTAGCCGTAAATGTAATATCATCTACAAAAGAAGTACCCAAAGCACTCGAAGCTAATTTAATAGACATAGTGCTAGCCTTAGCCTCGATATTCTCTCTAACCATACCTATATTCATAATATTACTAGGAATATATATTTGATCGTCTAAAGTTAGAGGGAACGGCGCATCTGTCATGTACACATAATCAACAGCATTAGTACTAGTGCTAGAGCCTTGTTTAGGTTTTTCAAATTTTATTAGGTGCGCTAAGATGAACTCATCATCTTTTAATAGAGCTGCCTTTAGTGCTGAATTTAGATTTCGTAATGCCATTTTTAGTAACAAGCCTCCTCAAGCTTTAAGGAAAATTTATATAATCCGTTTTTATCTATTGTGTATTGTATTGTGTCTGCTGAAGGTATTGCTTGAACCTTTGCATTAAAGTTTACAGATGAATTAGTACTTTCAACATCTTTTTGTAGAGCGGGTGAGAAAGTTAATCTACACCTACCCGCGGCAGGGCTAGTTGCCGTATTATTTGTATAATCTCCAGTTGCTCCATTTCTTTCTACTCGAACAACTTGGTATGCTTTCTTATGAGTAACCTTATTAGGATCGTTGATGGTGAACATATCTCCAACTTTGATTCCGCTATCATTAGATATAAGTAGCTGCCTTTCGCCTGCTGAGGCGTCCTCTTGTATATCTTTAGAGTTTCCTGAAAACTGAGGCAACTCTACAAAGAAAGGCTCTAGAGTTTGCTGTCTTTCTAATATAAAAGAGTGTACTGCCAAAAACTCTTCTTTAGATAAAGAGTTATATTGTATGCCTAGTTCCCACTTTTGGTAAGCTTTCACTCGTCTTACTAGAAGCCCGCCATTTGTTCTATTATTCATAACGGGTTGGTTAGAAGTAATTTTAAGAGATGCAAAGCCTGGTCCATTGTAATCGGCTGAAGAGCTTCCTACATAGGAGCCTGCATCTGAGAACCCATTATCGGGGGTCGGTAAATATTTATTAACAGCCATTAGTATTCAACCTCACTTAGATCAATATCTTCCAAAAACTGCTCCCCATTTGTATGTGCAGCCTCTCGAATCATACTGATAATATTTGCTCTCTGTCCTTGCAAAGTCTCTTGCATAGTACTGGAGTCGATTGTTTGTATTGAGAAGTTTACATTTACTGGAGCGCCGCCTGCCATATCTTCTGTTTCATCTGCAGGTACTATTGTACCTGGAGTCTCTGGCATAAATAACTCTGGACCCTGCTCTCCTACAATGTAACCTCCTTGAGCTCTATGTTTGTAACCTGTAAACGCAGTACGGAAGTTAGTCATGTTTCCAGCACCCATCTGACCTCGAGTATATGCTAACTCTCCCGCGGCATTTTTACCTTTTGCTAAGTCTACCGTATTGGTTCTTTGGCCTGCAGAGATCTTACCAGGTGCTGAAGGTGCTGAGCCTCCTCCCCCATTATAAGAAGTTTTAGCAATAGTAGCTAACTGAATAGCACCGGTGACCGCTGCAAAAGCCGCCATAGGTGAACCGAAGATAGGGCCTAAACCGTAGGGAGGTGCTCCTAAAGCTGTCATAATAGAAGATGCGGTAGCTGCTACTACGGCGGCCATTTGCAATTTCTTTTGATTTTCAAATGCTTTTCTCTTTGTAGCTTCTTTCTTTTTCTCTAAGGCTCTAATTTTTGCTACACTAGCTGCTGAATATCCGTCTCTCTTTTTCTCTGCTTCTATTTCTTTATCTATAGCCTGAACTTTATGTGCTGAAGCAGCGGCAACCATCTGCTGAGTTGCTGCAATACCTGCCGCAGCTGCATCAGCCATAGCAATTCTTTTTTCATGATTATAGGCAGAACTACCTTCAACAGCCTCTATTTCGGATAGGGCGGTACCATAGTTTTGGAAGGCTCCCATTACACTATCCATACCCATTACAAATTGACCGATAATTTCACCTTCAGGACCTAACTTAGCCATATCTGCTGCAAAACCTGCGGTTGCTGCTCTAACTTCATCTATAGTAACTTTTGTATTATTTAAAGATTCTGAAGCACCAGAAGCAGCGCTTTCCGTTCCTTCTGTAGCGTTGCCTGCACCTTCTGAGATTGACGGCTTAGGCACACTAATATCTACGCTAGGCTTATCTACTGACATGTCTACAGCGCTTCCTGCTGCTATCCCAGCTTTAATTTCGGAATCAGAGATAGATAAACCTGCTTTAGGCGTAGTTGGCACATCTGTAGGCGTGTAAACACTACCCGCTTCTCCAGGCTTCTTCTTAAATTCTGGGCCTGTACCGGGGGTGGAAGTACTAGAAGTATTAGTACTGCCTCCAGTACCAGATCCTCCAGGGCCACCTGCTGCAATTTTTGCAACATTACTATCTATATTACTTAAATTAGCCTTTGGAACTGTTAGTTCCTGGATAAGAGCTTGTATAGCAGCTTGCATAGAAGAATCTACTGCGGCTACTGCTTGAGTAGCTGTTACTATTTCTCCCTTATTTTTGTCTTGACTACCTTCAGGTAATTCAGCTTTGCCTTGTCTACGAGCCATAATAGCTTTTATAGCTGCTACGCCGCCACCTTCTTTACCTGCATCATAAATGGCTTGCTTAGAATCTAATTTAGAACGTGCTTCAATAACTCCTAACTCCATTTTTAAAGTTTTCATCTTTTCAGAGTTAAGATCTTTAAGTTTAGCATTAGCAGCAGATAAAGCAGTAAGAACCGATGCTTCATTAGTATCTATATTACCGTCTTTGCTCATTTCAGCTTTCAATAGTGCATACTTAGCATCTAACAAAGACTCTTCAGCCTCTATTCTTGTTTTTAGTAGAGCGAACTCTTGTTTTGCAAATTCAACTGAGTTTTTACGAGCTGTTTCTGCTACTTTGAACGCTTTATCTAAGTTTATAATATTGCCATCTAATCCAGTATTTTTAATGTTTGCAAGCTCTGTGCCCAGTTCTGATTGTTTTTTCAATTCCCCTGTCATGGCTTCAATAGTACTTAATACATCTAAACTTTCTTCTTTTTGTTTTACTAAGATACTCAATCTTTCCGCATCTTTCATTGCTTGTATATCTGTAGTTTGTACCTGTTCAAGCATTAGTCCTAAGCCTAATGCAAGTTCATTTCTTACGTTTACAACTTGTTGTTCAAATACGCTATTGCCACCATCCAATGAGGCGATTAAAGAGTCTAAATCTGAAGTATTTATTTGATTATCACTGCTTCTCTTAGCATTAATAATATTCATTTCTTCGCGTAATACTGCTAGTTTAGCTTGGAGTAATGTTTTCTCCATTTTAATACCAGTAATTTTATTGGAAGCATCTGCTTTCATAAACAGTATTTTATCTTTTAATACTTTACTATCTAGCTCGATTGAAGCAATTTGAGAAGGTAGCAATTTACCATTTAACTGAGCTGCTCTATTATTATTTCGTTGCTCTAGTTTTGCTAAATCTACTCTTATTTTTAGTTCTTCTCTGCCTACTGAAGCTGCTTTGTTTCTTATGCTTAGTATTTGTTTCTCTACTTTCTGCTCTTCTTGTACCATTGCTAAGCGAGTCTTTTCTCTTTTAAGATTTTCTCTCAAAGAGTTTTCTTTTGATTCAATTTCTAATAAAAGTTGTTCTTTTTTCTCTTTAGTAATTTGAACCTCAAGATCTAAGAGTCTCATAGTCTCGTCTTTAGTTAAGGCTCTAGTTTTCTGTGCCTGTAACAAAGTTTGTTGTTCAGATTCTAAGAAACCTACTAGACCTTTTTGATTTTCTAGTTGAACAGTGTTTAACGCTTTAGTTGCTTCAATCTGCTCATTAATACTAGATAGGGTATTGGCTTTTCTAGTTTTTGCAATTTTAGTATCTAGTTTGGCGGATTCAATAGTTTGTTTTGCTAAAGCCAAGCGAGCTTGTTCTAATTCAAGTATATTTTGTCTTTCTTCTACAACAGGAGCTAAAGTTTTAGCTATTTCTTGTTGTTCTCTTTTGTTTATATTAATCTGTTTTTGTTCTTCTTTCATTTGAGCAAGAAGAGCGTTATGAGCTTGACTGCCTTTACTGTACCAGGCCATTCCGTCTGCTTCTTTTTTAAGATTCAAGATACTCTCTTTACGTTTTTTAGTATCTTTCTGTATCTCATCTAAGGCTTTCTTTTCTGCAGATACATTAAGTATTAAGGCTTGATCTGCAGTTAGGCTTTCTGATATAAGTCTTCCTGCATTTTCATCTGCTAGTAGTACCGCCTTTATCTCTAGACGCCCATTCTTCCCTACTTCAAAAATTGCTTTATTAATATCTTGCACACCCGCAACGACATCATCGATCGCAGTATCTATTTTAGCACTTTGTATATACTTAGAGATTGCATCTGTAGCTGTTTTTGTTGTTTCAGCAACATTTCTTATTGCTGCCGCTTTATTCTTTTCTTTAGTTAAAAACTCCATAGCCTGTATATTAAAGGCTTTATAGGATTTTTCAACGCCGCCTGTAGCTGCTGCATGTTCCTTAAAACCTTTTGACAAAGTATCGCTAGATTTTAGTAACTTCACGAGTGCTTCAGATTGTGCTTTTTGACTCTTTCCTGCCTTTTCAGTGGCCTTTGCAAGTTCATTATATTTATTAATAAAAGTCGATAAAGTATTGTCTAATGCAGTGTATGCTCCTGCAAGAGTTGTTATTTTTAGAGAAGTATCGGCAAGACCAGAATCAACTTCTTTCAAGTTTTTTGATAGTTCTTCTTGTGCAGAAGCCAGTGCTTCTGTTTTTTTCTCAAATTCTTTTGTTGCATCCGACTTGAAAAAATTGAAAATCGCTTTAAACATATCAACCAGTAGCATGCCTAGTGAGAATATAAGACCTAGCGGCCCAAGCATTGCCATGAAACCTGCGCCTACTGCTTTTAAAGAAGTTCCAAGAGCTTTTGCTGATATAGATAAACCATTAAAAGCTGTTCTTAAACCTGTAGTGTTTTTAAAAGCAGTCTTCATGGTCGTTCCTACTTTAGAGAACGTAGTTTTTAACTCTTTAAATCCTCCAGACAAATCACCGTTTGCAAAAGCAAGCTGAGCAGTTGAAGCACTGTCTTGTACCTGAGCTAAATTATGCTCATTCAATGCTTGAGTAGCTAGTTGTGTTTGTATTCTAGACATTTTTAATCGATTAGCCAGCTCTTTCTTACTAATTATTCCTCTTTTTTCTAGGCTAATATTTGTTTTTTGGGACTGAGTTTGTCCTATAATTACAGAGTCAAGATCTGCTTGAGCAACACTTCCATCTCTAACTTTTGAAGTAAAAGTCTCCATAGTCTTACTAGCACGATTGTTTCCATCGGCAATATCCATTTGGTTTGCCATGTGCTCTCTTTGATTGACTGCTAATTTTTTAGTACCTTCTGCCATTTCGTGCAAACTGCCTAGAACAACACCAGATATTGTAGACCCGAAAAGAGCTAGTACCCCTACGAGAGCCATAGGAGAAGACGAGAGATATCCAACGATTGGTGCCAACATGCTGGAAAGTGTACCTATACCTGATTTAGCTATATTTTGAAGTGCCGCAGAGAGTTTGTCAAAGGGATTAACATCAATGTCTCCAAGTGCGCCAAACTTTGCCTCACCTTCGGTAAGAGTAGCGTTTAAGAATGCTTGACGTTTTTCAAAGTTTGTAAGTTCGGATACTGTCTTACCTATACTATCGGCATAAGTCTTGCTGGCTTCATCTAGACGAACCATAATACCTAATTCATCGAGAAGCTCAGGCTCTAGCTTAGTTACACCACGTGTTAAACGACTTATAGAATCTTGTACATCTCTACCGAGAGCCGTAGCTGCTTTTCTAGCAACTTGACCAAAACGTTCAATACTTCCAGGATCAATTCCCGCACTAGTAATTAGTGCTACTGATCTCATGGATTCTTCTAAACTGATTGCGTGTCCAGTAGCTTCTACTAGACCTCTAGATAGGGTGTGCATTGCCAAACCAGAAGCCTCGCCCATTGCAAGCAAGCCTTGTTCTAGTTGGGTAGCTCTAGCGGCTCTGGAGAGGGCTCCAAAGCCGGCAGTAAGAGCAAAAATGTTTGCGGCTAAACCCGCATAGGCGGCTACAAGTCCATTGCTCCCGCCCATTGATTGATTCATTTTAGAGAATGCTTTGGTACTATTAGAAGTCGCTCCCGCAACTCCTTTTTGTTGCTTATTAAAGTTACCTGCTGCACCTGCGGCTTTATTAGTACTACTTGCCGCTTTTTCCGCATCTTTAGAGATAGCCTTAAGACTGCCATCTTCCGCGACTTTAAACGTTAACGTAATTGTATCACCGGCCACTAGACTTTCTCTTTAGCTTATCCCTCTCTTTTTTCATCTGTTCCTGAGAGAGTTTAATAGCTCTTGATTCTAAATAGTTAAGAATCTCTAAAAATAATTCTTTGTCTTCCACATTACTAATACCATATATTTCTAAGTAATGCGGTAGAGTTGTATAATCTTTTCCCATAAAACCTAAATCAGGTACTACATTATCTCCTAACCCGTTATAAGTATTCATAGCTTCTATTACAAAATCCGGAAAATCCTCAATCCCTGGAGGCATCTTTTCCGGATCTGGTTTTTGGTTTAACTGTTCACACATATTAAGATAACGATCTTTTGTCATCTTAGCTTCGCTGTTTTTAAAGTACTTTTCCAGCCTTTGGAACAACTGTTCCCTTTGATCCTGTGCGAAAGTTATCGAGATCAAACACTACCTCGTTTAACCAAGTATCAAATTCAGTAGAAGAACTTACAAGAGTTTCTGCATTATCAGAAGTATACTCCAGTTCCTCACTACCATTTTTACCTGTCATATCAATTAGTAGTAAAGTTTCAAGATGCTCTAGAGTTAATCCTTTCCATCCTTTAATTACAGCTCTAGTAAATTCTGTTACGAATTTATCTTCGTCTAACTGCTCTACTACTTGTCGTGTTTTTCTATCAAACTTTTGTCCTGTACATTTTTTACGTAAATTTGTTAGTTCTTTTCTTGATAAATTTGCTACTTCTACTGAAAACCCTGAAAGACCAGGGAAATCTATCCAGACCGATTTAGTATCGATCATTAATTTTTTAAGTTCCATTGTTACTCCTAGTTAAGATGTTGAATATATAATTGATGTAGATAAGGCAGGATTACTAACAAGTTTCCAATCTATACTTTGTGAAAATATTTCATTAGTAATTACCCTATTTGTGAACGAAATAGCATCAGTTCCTAAATTAAATCTAAAACCATAGAAATCATTGCCATCTTGCTCTCCCGCGTAAACCGATAATGAAGTTGTTCTATCAAAATTGCTTAAAAAGTCATCATTATCATCTGTTATATATGAACCGATACTTCCAGCAAAAGATTTTTTATTTACCACATAATCTTGGGGGAATACTGCATTGTCTTTGTCAGTAACATCTAGAGTTTTGTCTAAAGTACGATTATTTAACCATTCAATATCGTTTTGCAACTCCGCTTTTACTGAAAAAACACCTGAGGAAACGTCTGTACCACCTACTTCTATATTTAAGTATTTAGGTAGTACATAGTCTTTAACGCCGGCATAGTACATTTGGTCCAAAGGACTAAAACTTACTGTACCGCTATTAGCATATCTATAGACTTTGGAGGCTTGTCCATTAACGTTCAATCTCAGGGGTTCAGATCGCTCGATTTGATAACTCCCACTAGTAATGACCGCTTTTTGTATTCTCCAAACTGCTGTACCTGTTACTACATACAAATCAAAAGGGTCTGCGCTTAAAAGTAAGTCATGAACCTTTTTAAAATAATTCTGTCTAATTATAAGTAGAGTAAACTCAAAATTAGCAGGATTGGCTTTTGTAATAGTAGATTTTCCGAAGAAAGCATCTGTATCATGCAAAGTTCTAACTTCGGTATTTGTATCCGAAAAAGTCTGGCTAAAACTAAGATCCGGGGTAACTTCTAACTCATAGTAAGTTCCTCCCGTATGCAAGAAAAGTCTTGCTTCCTTTTTAATATTGTAAGTAGCCATAAATCTCCAGGTAATAAAAAGGGGTCTGAAAAAGACCCCTTCTTAACTTTTTCTATTTCATATTATAGTCCAAACGACCATAAATGTCAAGAAATATTTTTTAGTACCTTACGCGCCTTTATAAGTAATGTTAACTTCATCAGTAGATGAAATATCTGTTCCTAGAGCGTGGAAGTTTACTTCCATACTTACAACATCTTCTACGCTGTGAGAAGGTAGTTCCAAGTGTGCTTTAGGAGCATTAAAGATTACGTGAGGTGTACTAGCAGTAGTTCCACCAACATTTAATGTAAGACCAAAAGAGTTCTTAACATCACCGGTACGTGAAAGCATATCTTGAAGTAGATCAGCACTCTTACTGGTTCCATGATCTAAGTAACAAGTAAAGCTTCCTGAAATATTTCTACCACCTAGTACATGGCCTAAAGGCTCATTAACAACACTTAGGCTAGAAGGAGTTACATACTCTACGTTATTCGAGATAGTAATACTACCACCTGTTAGAGTAAGGCTATAAGCCGATTGTAGCTCTCCTTCACCTCCATTAGTTAGTGCTAAAGTACTTAGACGGTTACGAATATAACTACTTGTATCAATAATTTCCGCAGCAGTAATTTCACCGTTTCCAGTAGAAATAGCAGCTACTTCTTTCAAAGATTTAGCCATACCTGACCAGTTTGCAGTAGCGATACCATCAATATCGAAGTCCATAGAACATTCGTTAACTGTAGAACCTGCTAGCTCATACCAAAGATCAGCATTACCAGAATCACCAGCATCATTACCAGGGAACTGGAAGTAAATAGTTGCATCTGGGAAAGTAAGAGCGTTAGATTTACCAAACTTCATTGTTGCTTGAGTTGCAGTATTATTTATAGATGTTGCTTCATCAAACTTATCATTAGCGGCACTGTAATCCGCAGTATCTGCACCTACAAGCATTGCCCACAATACTTCTTCTACTGCGTGATGCTCGTTTGCTGGGCCAGATATTTCACGTACGAATGGACGCATATAAGTAGAGAAACTCCACTCCGCAGGTGATAGAGAGTCATTAAACATTAAACGACCACGACGACTTGTATTGTCGCTTGCTCCCATTTCTTTCACAGATACTTCTGCTGTATTTGTTGATTGCGAAAAGCTTAGTCCGTCCAAAATTGGTACATTCCAGTAGCTATCACCGAATTTTACCCAGACCTTTACCTCGCGACTTAAATGTAAAGAATTTGCCATAGTTTATCTCCTATGTATCTTGAAAAGACTTGGACGTGAACTTTTGTTCGTGCCAGTATTTTCTAGTATCGAACCTCTATTTGGAGTTCTCCAACTCCTAAAGGCTCTAGTACACCTTCATCAGTATCTATACTGACGATTGTGATTTGTTGAGTATACTGAGTCGCCCCCTGGCGATCTGTATACGTTAGTCTTGAATTATTTTCCAATACAGTTTCTACATCTTCTAGTAGCTCATCGAGAGCTTGTACAGAATCGTCGTCCTGCACATAACAACGAAGAGTTACTGAGAGGAATCTATCCTTGTATCCTCCGCCCTGATATTCTCGGGTTTCAGAACCTGCATTTAGGTGAACTGCAGGAAAATCCTCCACCTCATCCCAAAACTTTAATCGAGGAGACACATTACCAGATAAATCTGTTAAGTAGGAGCCTGCCCCATTTATATTTTTTAATTTCTCAACAAGAGCATTTACAATACCTAATCTTCTCGTTGTATAGTCTCTTGCTGCCATTATACTCTCCTAGTAAAGAATCTTCCGAGTGCCATTTGTGTGGCAATCTCTCTTATAGATTTATCAATTAATTTTCTTGGGTCTCTATCACCATCTGCCCAAGGTTCTTTTCCTACTCCTTCTTCAAACACTTGATAAGGGTTTCTTCTATAAGTATATCCTATACTTGGATAGCCTTTTGGTGTTTGAGTTACCTCAGTAACTTTTACACTATCTGCAAAACGCCCTGACCTATTTACTAGTGAGGGCGATTTCATATTTTTTCTAACTGTATCCGGTAATTCTTTATTCAGTTTAACTACAAGCTGTAAAGGTTTTGAAGCTATGTTTGCTTTTTTAGCAGAACGAGCTGTTCTTCTTTTCTTTAAAGCAGCTTTTCCTAATTTGGCAGTAGTAACTTTGCCATTTAAGTTTAGTTTTGCACTACTTTTAGACTGCTTTACTTCTGTGCTTTTTGAGCTTGTAACCTTAACGTGTTTTAAATTTTTAAAAGGTTTTAACGTTTTTTCTCTTACTTTCTTAATTTTTGCATCTTTTAAACTATCTGAACCTTTTACTTCAAATGCTTCATCTTTTAATTTATCTAATGCTTTTCTTAACGCCTTTTGCAGTTGTGCTTTAATCTTTTGTTCCGAAGCAGAAGCTGCTACGTTTTCTTGCTGGCTTCCTAAAAAGACTTTAATTTCTCCAGTTTTTGTATTCTTCTCTATATTTAAGTAGGTCTTCAATCCCAAGGCTTTTGCGTTGTCTTGTAGATCTTGCATAGTACCATCGTAGCTTTGAATAGCATTATATATAGTATCATTTATAAAGCCTTGTACGTTACTCTTACCACGCATATGTTCTAGGTTAAAGATCTGACCTTGACTTTTTTGTTCAATCTCGCCTCTGCCTTTTCTACTACTTATTCTAGTTAAATAGCCACCTACTAATTCTGAGAAACCATCGTAAAAATCTTGTAAAGCATCTGTATATTGTTTCTGACCAGTTGTAAAGTTGTCTCTTTTGGATCCTTCCATTTGTTCAATCTTTACTCGAATTATGTTTCCTGATCTACTTCCTTTTATAAATGTTATTCCTTCAGAAGTCTGAGCTAAAGTATTAAAGTTTCCTCTCACAGTAGACATTAAAGTATTTAATAAATTAGTGTATTCCGCTCCTAGCTCTTTTATTAGTACATCCCCATTACCTGGAACGTTTGAAGCTTTACTTACTGCATCTTTTATAGTTTTTGTTAACTTTCTAGAGTTTACAGTTATTGTAGTAGTTAACTTATTACCTGTTCTACTTCTCCAAATCTCTGAAGCAGATACTGTTTTTCCCGATGAAGTAGTATGATTTCTCGTTAAATCATCGTTTATCTTTTCTAAAAAGTCTACTAGACTCTGCTTGCTCATTAAAAGTTTTTATATAGATCCAAGACTCTTTTAATATGGTCTGGGAACGCTACGTTATTTCTCTGACTTGTTGAACTTTGGTTCTGTATACTCGCACCCGCCATTGTTTGACGAGCCTTATGCTCATCTTTATGGTAGTAAGTAACCAAGTCAATAACTGCTAATTTTAAATCTTCAGGACAAGAAGCATATCCAGCATGATAAACTACTTGCACAGCACCTGGACCGTTTGCCCAGTTCTTCGCCCTGCCTCCAGAGTTTACCCTGTAAATACTGTCTGTCGCAAAGTCTACATAGTAGTCAACATTTTCTGTAAGAGTAGTATAACCTGCTGCTAAATCATCTCTTTCTTTTACAGTACCTACAGCGGTTATAGGGCTTTCTGTGAGTTGTACAATATTTGAAGCCCAGTTAATGCTCAATGTTTCAGTTTTTCCTGTCGCATAAAAATCTACAATACTATTGCCACAATAAGTTTTTACTAATTGACTCACAGAGGAAATTAACGAATCAAGTCGACTATCGTCTTTAGTACTAGTAATGCCTTGAGCACTCTTGTAATCGAAAAGTTCTATTAAATTTGCCATATTTATAAGTCCATTAGTAAAAACTTGGGGGAGGCGAACCTCCCCGAAGTTTAAAAGTATTTCTAACTATTAAGAAGTTTTAGTAGTTAGTTTAACACAAGGTTGGTTATTAGTATAACCGTCTACTAGCTGAGCGAAGCCTAGAGATTGAGTTGCAACAATATCTTGACGCTGATTTACAACACTGTAATCAGACTCAACGCTAACACCACGTAGACGTGGGATAACATAGTTGCTAGTATTAACTGCCATAGCTGAGATAGTACCGTTAGCACCTGTTAGTTCAGGAGTAACAATTACTGGAGAGCCAAATACAGCGCCTACTTGACCAGTTAGTTTAGTAGCCATTGGGCCTACTTCGTTTAAGTCTTGGAAACCTGAGTCTTCAAGAAGATCGAAGTAAACTGACTGACCAACAACATAAGCAACGTCTGAAGGGTTAATACCATATTTACCCATACCTTTACGAGCTTGTACTAAGTGTTCAGCAGTAAGTACACCAGCATCTTTACCTGCAGCAGTACCAAGGTCAATTACACCACCAACAGTTTCTTCACCGTGATCTGATAGACCTAGAATCTGCTCAGCACCACCACGAGGACCATCAGTAGCAGAACCGCCAGCACCAACACCATTTACAACCATAGATTCTACTGATTTAGCGTGAGCACGAGCTACAGAGTCGGTCAACATTGGAAGCAAGTTAACAAGAACTTCTTCGTCGATGTTGTTGTCCATATGAGTTTGAGAGATCAAACGATATGCTTTAAGAATTACTTGTTGTGCAGTGAAACCTGAGTCTGCAGAACCACCAGTATTACTATTCAAGTTACCAGCAGCAGTAGCGCCTTGTTGCCAAACAGCTGTTGAAGCGTCTGGTTGGATAGGCAATACAGTAGCAGTACTATTTACGCCAATTTCACGGAAAAGAGCTGCAGCACGTAGTTCTTCACGAACTTCTTTCTCAATTTGAGTAGCAACTTCTTGATCGATGTCTGGAGCATTACCTGAACCAGCATATACGATACCTGCTTTTTCCATAAGGCTTTTAGCATAGTCAGTTTCGAAACCTTTACCAGTAACTTTACCTAGGATGTGAGCTTGCAAGAAGTCACGACCCCATTTAGTCATATCACCAGCGCCACTACGGTCTGCAAAAGTACGCTTGCTGTCACGCATAGCTTCGATTTCTGCTTTTTTCTCTTCTAGTTCGGCAGAGAAAGTGCCAATTACTTCTTCAATTTTAGCGTCTTTTTCAGCTAGTTTAGCTTCAACGTCGCCCATAAGCTTCTCAACACCAGATTCGATGCCGCTAGATACGGTGCTTTTAATTGATTGTGCTTCTAAAGCTTTCGCTTCGTCCGCTGCTTGAGCTGCTTTAGCTTGTGCTTCTTCAGCTGCTTTTTGCTCGGCTTGCTTCATAGCAATCTTAGCAGCAGTATCTTCTGCTACTTGTTTTGCGAAAGCTTCCAAGTCGATGTTTTGATTATCCATCTTGATCTCCTGATCTGCGGATACGATATCCGCGCTTTTCGGTGTGTGGTCACTAGCTATATTTGAAGAAGTATCTTCGTCCTTAGCCAGAGACTGACCGGCTAGATCTACACGATTTGTGAAAGTTTTTTTGAATTCATTGTACTCTTCGTCAGAGTCAAATGACTTCGCGAGCGAAAAAGTAGCTGATTGATTACATGGTACAGATACTACCGATACCTCAAACAACTCAGCGTCCTTAATCATTAGTCCGTCGGTTTCCTTTAAGTAATCAGCGTCCTTGACTCGAAAACCAACAGAAAAGGCTCCAAGAACACCG